AGGACAGCTGGGCTTTATGGCCGCTTTGGAGTGAGAGGAAGGAGAGGCCTGAATGCCCCTGAACGCAAGTGGCTGGACACATTGTTCACAAACGAACCATTGCCTAATTCTCCGACTAACCTTGGGACAGTTGTTGTGATGGCACAAGGAGCAAGCCCTAACCAGCACATTGGGCAAAAGATCGTGATCAGATCAGTTGAAGTGAAACTACTGGCTGCGCTGCCAGAGGGGCTGATATCAAACGCCATGGTGAAAGTTTGCTTGGTGCAAGACACACAGGCCAACGGGGTGGATGCCTCTGGAACAGATGTCTACAATGGGTCAGGCCCTGGACTAACGATGCTAAGGAACATGGAAAACTCCCAAAGGTTTAAAGTTCTCTGGTGCGAAGAATTCGAGCTAGATGCTGGAGCTGGTGTAGCTGAATCCTACAGCGGGGACACCAAGATGATAGACAGATTTATCAAGTGTGCAATCCCTGTGCAATACAGCGCTACTGGAGAAGCTGACATCACAGAAGTGAGAACCAACAACCTGTTCATCCTTGGAACATGTGACAAGAACAACGTTGTCAACCTGAACGGGAACGTGCGCATTCGCTTCACCGATAATTAAAACCCCTAGTTTAATCGCTGCCTTAATCGTGAATAGCGGGGCCCTGTCGGATGCCCCTGCGGGGCGCGGGGGGAAAGGATTCTCTCCTACACCCTGCCTCCCTAGTTCAATTAATTGTGCTCCCTTATGGGGCCCCCTGAAGGGACACCCTCTGCCTTAATAGTCAATCTCCCGCCAAAAAAATAACCCCTTTAATAATAAAACTCTGGATCAACCTTAACATACTTAGAGCGTATTTCCAACGGTGAGAAGCTCATCTTGAACCAACATGTGGTCGTCCCACACTCCCAGTTCCTCATTCCATCGTGCAGGTTGGGGGTTAACAGTAACGACCGCTTGGTGTAATACACCTGTGATAATGACTCGTCCAAACTCTCGTATCCTTCGATTAAGAGGGTTCTGTTCCCAAGGTCCTTGATGGGTCCTCTCCCCGTTATACCAATCTTTAGGGTCTTGGTTAGAGGTAAATATGATTCTCCTTGAAACAAACTGTTGCGAGGAACCCTTCGATTCCACCATGAAAGGATATCTATCACACAGTTGCAACAGTTGTGTGAAGGGGTAGGAATGTCCGTAAAATTCATCAAACACCACAGTATGCTCACCGTTGTAGTCGTCCCACCACTTGCCAGTAGGTTTGTTGTAAACAGACTCACCAGCCATTTCATGTGCTCTGCGAGATTTACCAGTTCCGGTGGGTCCGATGATGAACACAAGCTCCATGGCCCAGTTACGAGGCTGAACTTTGAGTTGCTTGTAGGCTTTGAAGGATTTGTGATACCTACACCACGAAGAGAAATGATCCTCAGCGATTCTTTTCATAGGCTTATTTTCATCCAGCTCACGCCGAATTGCCTCCAAGTCGCTCCTTTTGCCTTGTTCTTTCATCTCACCCCATTCATAGGGACCATCTAATCTACCATCTTCTTTCATACAGTAGTTAGCGGCTTGAGAACCAGTGCCATGCCTGGTCTCGATGTGGGCCCTCTCCAGCCCACTAAGCGCCTTAAGGGTCGCCAATCTCCTTTGCCCACTAAACTCAGCATAGCCTTGAAAGTGGTGGGTGCCTTGCTCACCCATTTCATGTTGGTAAACACAATAAGTGCAACCATCCCATTCTGATGGGTCCAGTAGTTCTTCAGGGTTGTTAACCGTGAAGCAAATGTTTCGCATTCGGGACATCTCTTGATCTTAGAATTTAAATCGAAACTTAACCGTTCGAATTTTGACTTATGAAGTCACGTCGTATTTATACAATACTCCTTTATTGGAGCTCTTTGGGAGCTCTCAGAGATCACACACATTCCGCATGGCTCAGAGGTGGTGACTCAGAAGTGACCGGTAATACTGATCGGTCACTTCAGCGAATTTTGTTACACAAATTCATTTGCAATATGGCGGCGATGCAACCGACCAGTATGAAAAGAGGGGCTTCTAGAGACAAAGATGACTTACCGCCGACGCAACCTACATCTCCGCGCTAGGAAAGCGGCGAGGGCGAGGAGGATGGTGACCATTATGGGCCTGAGATGGATTATGATGAGCAGGAACACGATGACGAACCTGCCCAACCAGACGTAGCTTGGTATTTAAGTAAGTGGGAGATGTCTAATCTCGCAAAAATAGCGATATGTCGGACGTATGCCAACTACCTTTCAGCCCAGATACCTAAGGGAGAGGGGCCCCGGGTGACGCACAAGCGAAAAACAAAAAAATAAATTCAAATTTTTTCTGACATATGGAGCCCGTTTATAAGTATCGTAGAACGTTTAGAGCTGGTTACAGAAACCCCTTTGCAGGTGCAGTAGCAACAGGGAGAGTAACCTACGGAAATGCATTCGCTGGAGCAAGAGGGGGGGCCCGTTTTGTAGTTGGTTACCGACGCAGTGCTCGCAGCTACCGCGGAAGAGCAGGGTATGCAAGGACAGCTGGGCTTTATGGCCGCTTTGGAGTGAGAGGAAGGAGAGGCCTGAATGCCCCTGAACGCAAGTGGCTGGACACATTGTTCACAAACGAACCATTGCCTAATTCTCCGACTAACC